AAGAAGTGTCTAATAAATACAACGAGATTTACGCTAAAGACCCTGAACTTGTAACAAATTCAATACGGTTCAAGCACAGATTAATTCAGCAAATAGCGTCTTTAAACGAACCAGATTCAATCCTTTTTTCTGAGTTCACAGACAGATTCATTAAAAACATAGACATCGCAAGAAAAAAAGGACTAATATTTTTTGATAAGTTGATATGAACCAACTTAGACCATACCAACAAGAACTATCTACTCAAGCAGCTGTGATATTATTAGATAAAAAGATAGTGTACCTAAACTTTTCACCAAGGGTAGGAAAGACACTAACAGCTCTTGAAACATGTAAGAAAGTAAATGCAAAGAATGTATTGTTTATTACTAAGATTAAAGCGTTCAGTTCTATTAAGAGTGATTATGATAATTTTAGATATAGCGATAACTTCGTTATCACTATTATAAACAAAGAGTCAATTCACAAGATAGATAGAAATGATTTTGATATAGTAGTAGCCGATGAAGCTCACGGTCTTTTCGCTACATACCCCAAGCCAAATAACTTCTATAAGATTTACAAGAAGCGTTTCGGTAACTTACCTATTATTATGTTGAGTGGTACGATGTCAGTAGAAAGTGGTTCACAAATATTCCATCAGTTTCAAGTTTCAGACTATTCACCGTTTCGCAAGTACACTAACTTTTACAAGTGGGCAAGAGACTTCGTAATACCAGGAATGAAGTACACAAGCTACGGTCCTACGCCTGATTATTCAAATTGCAATATGATAGAGGTAAATAAAATTATAGAGCCTTATATACTACGTTTTACACAAGAACAAAGCGGTTTTACATCAACGGTTAATAAACATATCTTAGACTGCGAAATGAAGCCAATTACAAAGTCTTTAATCGATAGACTTTTAAATGATTCTATAATAGAGGGAAGTGGAGAAGTAATAATTGCTGATACGGCAGTAGCAATGCAACAAAAAGTACATCAGCTAGGTTCTGGAACTATTAAATTCCAAAGCGGTAACAGTAAAACAATAGATAATTCTAAAGCGGTATTTATAAACGAGTACTTTAAAGGTAAGAAAATAGCTATATTTTACTATTACAAGGAAGAATTGAATATGCTAAAAGAAGTGTTTGGAGACTACGTAACCACCGACTTAGACGATTTTAACAATTCTCATAGGAATTATGTTGGTCAGCAAATATCAAGTTGTGAAGGAATTTCTTTGGCAAAAGCAGAATGTTTAGTATTTTTGAACTTTGGATTTAGCGGTAAAAACTTTATACAAGCAATTGATAGACTAACATTAAAGGAACGTCCTACAAATGATGTTTATTTTATATTTAGTAGTGTAGGATTAGACAAGCAAGTTTACAAGTCGGTAAGTAAAAAAGAAAATTATAATAACTCACAATTTAAGAAAGATTATGGTACCAAAAGATAAAGCAAAAGAATTGATGTTTTTATTTTCTAATAAAATTCAAAAATACGATACTATTTTATATCAAAAAAAATTATCTAAAAAATGTGCTTTAATAGCAGTTGATGAGATATTAGATTTAAATTTAGGTTTATCTAATTGCGATGAAGGAAATTGGGCTATCGATAAATTTTATTTAGAAGTTAAACAAGAAATAGAGAAACTATGAGTACAAAATTTGGAATACTAAAAGAAGACATACCTCATGATAAATTAGTTGATTCAGATGGTGATTTGCATTTTTATATATCAAAAAATATATTTGAGCCTGTATTTTTTAGAGGAAGTACTTCTAGGTGGTTGACTTCTTTTGGAGAACAATTCAAAGACGATACAAAAGTATATGCATTAGACAATACACAGCAAGGTGTATATACTATAAAAGATTGTAAAGAACTTATAGATGGCTAGTAAGTTCCAAACTAAGATTAAGAAGCAATATGAAGCAGATGGATGGATAGTTATCAACACAATTAAACTTAGTGTTAGCGGCTATCCAGACTTATTTTGTTTTAAGAACGGTAAGACTATATTCATAGAATGTAAGGAAGGTGGCGATACTTTAAAGTTAATGCAAAAGTATCGAATAGATGAATTAATAAAACAAGGATTTGAGGCATTTTGCCTACACGCAACTAAAGGAAAAATATATCCAAATGATGACAGTAAATAAATTTAAGAAACTAATAAAATTAGAGACGGGTATTTGTGTAGATACCGTTTCTAGAAAGAGAAATTTTGTAGAGGTTAGAGCATTGTATTACAGATTGTTACGAGACAATTTAGGAATGACACTTCAAGCAATTGCTAATACAGTAAAGAAAGACCACGCTACCGTACTTCATAGTTTAAACAATATTGATAATTGGATGAAGTATAGTGACGAGCTAAGAACTTATCACGATAACATTATAAAAGTAGCAACTAAAGGTGAAGATAATGAATTAATCGAACTGCGAAAAAAGGTAAAAGAACTTGAAAAACGTTCTGGACCATTGTATGATTTGATAGATACGGTTCCGTTCGATAAAGAATCTTTAGTTTTTGATAGGTTAAGTACAATAATAAGAATGAATTGTCAATAACTTTTTAAGCAAATAAGTGTATTTATTTATAAATTTGATAAAAAAACTTATGAAATACATTAACAGCCTAATGAAAGACATCAATGACTTGACAGATGAAATCTACGAAAGTCTATGTGATGAAGATACAGAAACATTAAACAAGAGCATCACAACTCTTATAACTATTTTAAAAGATATACAACAATCGGTATGAAAATAACATTCGAACATTGGCATTACCAATGCGGTGATGGTTGCTGCGATAATTACGGAACTTATTTATACCTAGACGGTAAAAAACTTGAACATCCTAATCCAGAAATATCAGATAATGGTTATCTTGGAGAAGATGTTGAAACAGCATTACACGCAGTATTAAAAGAACTAGGATTTGAAGTTGAATTTGAAAATAAATAGCCATGCCAGATATCTCAATGTGTGACAATAGAAAATGTCCTTCAAGTAAGTACTGTTATAGATTTACAGCAACTCCAACTCAGTATAGACAATCTTACGCTGACTTTACGGTAAAAATGGTAAAGATAAGTGCGATAACTTCTGGAGTAACGGAGTAGATTCTGTTAAATGCGAGAATGTTCACGGAGAAGGAAATACCTGCTCATCAAATAATTGTAAATATCCTGAATGTGTGAAAGATGAAGTCAATACATAAATTCAATAACGGTAAGTGCAAACAAAAAAATCATATTATGAAAGATGATGAAAAAACAAAGTGTTACTGTGGTCACACTACTTATTGCGAATGTGGACCTAATGCTACAAGTGATGATGTGATTGATGCTCTAATTGATGTCGTAAATAGACAAGACGATAATGGGCTTGGTTTATATAACGACATTGTAGATGAAAAAGGAAATATTGTAGGTTTTGTTAAAAGAGATATAAATAATTAAAATATGGAATACACAACAAATACAACAAATGACATTATAGTCAACGGTCACGAGATACTAAGTATTCCAAAGGATACTGTAGTAGAAGCTGTAAGAGACGACCTTTTAAGAAGGTCTCAAGTAGGTATTAAAAAATACAATACTACGCTTGACAGAACTGACATCGACCTTAAGGGATGGATAACTCACGCACTTGAAGAGGCACTTGATTTGTCACTTTATTTAAAACGCATTCAAATAGAGCTAAATGAAAGAACATAAACAATCGCCATTGCAGAGAATAACTATTGTAATGCAGTACTTATACCGTAGAGGAGGTAATAAAGAATCAGTAAATAACGTTTACCGTAATATAATAAAAAAGAAATATGAAAAAATATACTCAGGAATTTAAAGCCTCTATATTAGAGGTTTTTTTGTTAGGTAATAATATCACAAAGTCTTGCGAAATAGCGTGTAAGGAACATAATATTCCTTATAGTGACGGTATTCGTAGAAAGGCATCGGCTTGGCTAGAAAAGAATAATATTACCAATAATATAGAGATTGAAACTACCGATGCGTTTCAAGAAGCTAAGAAGAAAGTATTTGATAACTCTAAAAAGCGTTTTATTATATCTTGGTGTCAATCAGAAACAGATATCAACGAGAGGTTCTTAAAGAATATTGAAGCATACGCAAATCATATTGACGCATCTATACATATTATCGCTGGACGTTATAGAAATCCAATTTCATTATCTGCCAGTAAGTCATTAAAAGACAAAGAAGATACACTTCAAAATTCTTGGCACGAGAAAGTACTTCCTTATTTAGACGCTAATAGACATAAAATTCACAAACATTTATGTATTCTTTCAGACCTTAAAATTCAACCAACAGCATCTACACCATTATCTGGAATTAACGGTCTTACAGGGCTTGAATCGTGCATTGTAGGACATCCTAGAGTACACTTAAAGTCACTTCCAATACTTGATGGTTATCCTCATAAATTATTATTGACGACTGGATCGGTTTCTGTTGAAAATTATACCGATACTAAGGTAGGTAAGAGAGGAGAGTTTCATCATACGTTTGGTTTTGTAGTTGTAGAATTAGACGGAGATGACTTTCACGTAAGACAAGTTACTGCTGATGATAATGGTTCTTTTTATGATTTGGAATTATTTATTGAAGATGGTTTTGTGATTAGACATAGCGGAGCAGAACAGATAGTATTTGGAGATTTGCACTTAGGAGAAACAAATCAAAAAGTATTATGGACCTCATTTGATTTAGCAGACAAATTAAAGTGCGATAATATTGTATTACACGACGCGTATAACGGACACAGTATTAGCCATCACGAAAGAAACCAACCGTTTCAATTACTTAAGCGTGAAGAAGATGGTTCGGATTCATTAATTAACGAACTAGACCAATTAGCCGAGTTCTTTGAAACATATTCTAATTATAATTTTACAGTAGTTAGAAGTAACCACGACGAATTTTTAGATAGATGGTTAAACGATGTAGATTGGCGTAGGTCAAATAATAAAATGGCGTATCTGCAATTGGCTGGACTATTAGCTAACTCAAAAGAAAGTAAAGGAGTTATACCATTATATTTAAACAAGGTAGGAATTAAAAATGCGTATTGCTTAGGAATCGATGAAAGTCTTAGGGTAAAAGACTGGGAGCTTGGAGTTCATGGTCATATTGGCGCTAATGGAAGTAGAGGAAGCGCTATTCAATACGCTCAAATGAATACTAAGACAGTTACAGGACATACTCACTCACCAATTAGATTAGACGGTCATTTATCAGTCGGAACATTAACCCACCTACGAGTAGGCTACAATAAAGGTCTCAGCTCGTGGCTGAATAGCAATGTAGTTATTTATCCAAATGGTAAAGCACAACACGTTCATATAATTAATAATAAATATACCACACTATGAGCAAAGCAGTAATTACTTGGAACTTAAATGACTTTGAAGAAAATCAAGACTTTAAGAGATGTATAAAATCTAAAGATATGGCAATGTTGCTATGGGAGTTAAAACATAACTCGTATAAAAAATGCAGTAATAGAGTAGATAATACTGGAGAGGATGATTTCCACGTCATATTTGACCACATTAACTATCTATTTGATGAGTTTAATGTTGATATTGATGACTTAATAGATTGAAAACTAAAGCCTCCTAATTGGAGGCTTTTTGTTATTCTCTACTTCCGCTTTGAGTCCTAGTCCCAGACGACCCTCTACTTCCGCTCTCGCTTCTACTTCCAGAAGATTGTCTTCCTGAAGTTTCGTCTTTTACATCTTCAGGTCTAAGTCCTAGTTGCTCTACCATTCCCCCTTGAAAGTATCCACTAGCAAATCCGCTAGCCTTAAACTCGTGTTTAATCCCTGGAAGCCCATTAAGTCCTCTATAAATATCACGAACATCTTTTACAACTCTCCAAGGTATAATTGGTGTGGATAATCTACTTCCAGCTAGCTGACCAACACCGCCTAATGCTTGTTGGGTTTTACCAGATGCTGCATTCTTAAGCGCTCTTTGTAATTTCTTACCCTCGTCAAACGCATCTGCCTTAATATTCATCTGCTGTCCTAAGAACTCTCCAAGTTTTTTATCTTTCTGAGCCAACATAAACTGTACCGCAGGAGGATTTGTCTTCTTCATATACTTATTAGCCCAAGGATTTTTCTTTAACCACTCGTACAAATCATCATCTGCTCCAGTAGATTTAGCTAAAGCAAATGCAGCCAATGTTACAGCAGCTCCAATAAACATTCTAGCATTAGCATTTTTTGCTAATAATTGGTATTTCAAGTCCTTCTCAAGATTCTTAATTCCTTCCTCTGTACTCAAGTCTAACTTACTTCCTCTAGATTTTATATTCCAATATATTGTACTTAATGTAGGAATACCCGCTTTCTGAGCAGCAAGTAACGTCCAGTTAGTACCACCACCAACATAAGGATTAAGTATATTAGTAGTCACAATAGATGCTGCGGTTAATGCAGCAGCGTCATTCCATTTTTTATCCTTAACAGCCTTATCAGTTCTAGTTTGTACCCAAGAGTTAAATAAGTTCAATGGTTTAGATATAATATTATTGGGTTCGTGTCCTAACTCAAATCCAGCCACTGTTTCAGCAGACTTTAAAGAAGCCTCAAGTTCGTTAAGAGTTATCTTATTTCCCTGAACTAATGCTTCATTAACTAAATCATTTGCAAATCTATAGATACTTTCTTTTGAGTCTGGTATAACTTTTTTACCAGCATTTTCATTTATCTTATCAATAATTTCTTTAGAAGTAACTAGAGCATCTTCAAATGACTGACCAGTTAATTGTTCCGATACATAATTCTTAGCTTCTGATTTAGAGTACCCTTTTTTTCTTAGTATCTTTATTAAGTTATAATGAAAGAATCCTTGAGCAAGAGCAGCTTTATGCATACTATCAGCAGATTCCAAGAATGGTTTTCCAAGAGCAGTTGACGCTAATGCGTGATATAATTTACTATCACTTGCATTTACAATTAAATCCATCGTCTTGCTCTTAGTGATAAATGGAGATGTAACATCGCCAAACTCAAGTCCACCACCTAATGTGATATCCTTAAATGTCATTTGAGCCAATTTATTTCTAGATTCCTTTAATGCTTTTGTATCTACATTATCAAACATAAATCCAATCTTCTTAAACGCTCTAGATATATAACCAGATGTTGTATTCTCAATAGCTTGACCAACAGATACTAACGCGTTTCTTTGAGCAAGTCCTACAAACTCTTTTGCTATAGTAACTGCCTTATAAGCTCCGTTAGATTCCGACCAAGCAACTTTACTTAATAATCTTTCAATCTGCTTGTTTATAACTCTTTCAGCGTGCTTTAAGTACGTTTGTTCTAGTTGATTTCCTTCACTATCTTTTTTAGAGAATAACTCAGCTAAACTTTTAGACAATTTCTTAGCCTCGTTAAAACTTTCTTGGTCTAGTTGATTCATTCCAAGAACAGTATTCATTAAATGGTCGTAAGTATCAGATTCTTTTTCAAATGCTCCTTGATTGTATATTTCAGCAAGTTTCTTAGCACTTGTCTTTAAATTTACTTTCTTTCTTGGTATGTTTCTTCTTTCTAATTCGTTTAAAGATTTTTCAATTATACTAGCACGCAAGTTATTATACTCGTCCTCTAATTCTTTTGCAGCTTCTTTACCTATTATTTTCTCTACGTTTTCTCTTAGCTTATCTACACTTCCTTCTTCTCCAGCGAGTTTTTTCCAATCAAGTACATTACGTTTTGCTCCTTTAACTGAAATTTCCTTACCAAATCCAGCATCGATAAGTGCCTGATTTACTATTTGCTTGTTGGATAGTTCTTTAGCCTTTATTTCTTTTTCAGATATTCCCTCAGACTTAAATCCTTGAGTCATATCGTCTCTGAATATACCTTCATTAGCCCAGTCATTACCGTACCTCTCCTTGATATGGTTTATACCAAGTTCAATAGCATCGGCTATATTTACACCAGCCTTTATAGAATTCTTGATAACCGATATACCAGAGTCAATTAATGCAATAGGAAGTCCTATGGTAGCATCGTAAGCCTTGCCTCTAAGTTTCTTTTGTATCTTTTCTAATGCAACTATAGCTTTATCAGCCCTAACTCTTCTTGCGGTAGGAAGTTTCTTATATATTTCATTTATCTGTTTCTCTACGCCGCTTAATATAAGTTGTTCTATATCAGACTCGCTAACTATTGATTCATACTCATTCTGTATCGCATCAGCATCAGACTGAATAGCTTTTTCAATTTCTTTCTTAGCTATTAATTGGTCTGTAGATAAGAATTTATCGGTAATAGACTCGTAATTAAACCCATCTTTCATAATGGCTCTTAACCTACCCATATTAATAGCAAGTGAAGACTCTCTTAAGAATTGTTGTGACTTTGCTCTAACTAAATCTTGTAGTTTTTTCAATCCAACATTATCTGGTTTTAATTTAACTAAGTCAAACATCTCATTTTCTAATGACACATATAAAAGAGCCTTTTCGTGAGCTTTTAAATTAGCCGAGTCAAGAAATTCAAGTGTTTTTTCAATATATTTATCACCATAAATCTCCTTAGCCATCTCAACAGTTTCTTTACCGTGAGTACCAGCTTCTACAAGAGGCATTACATCTATTTCTTGAGCATTTCTAGGAGCTTCTCCCTCTACTTTTTCAATCGTTTCACCGCTTAAATACTTACTAACCTTACCTGACTCTGGAATATCTTTTATTTTGTCTCTAAAGGCTTCTTCTTGCTTTGTAGATACTTCTTTAGTGCTAACGCTTTTAATACTTGTGCTCTCGTTAATTTGTCCTTCATCTTGTTGTTTATATAGTTCTTGATAATAATTAATTGCTTCTTCATCCGATAACTCACTTATGTAATCGTCTTCAGCCTTCATAGCTTCATACATAGCAAAGTCCTTTTCATTAAGACCACTTAAGAATACATCCGCTTCTTGTTGTTTTAATTTAGCAGAATTTTCATCTGTAGTACTCACTAATTTGTTTCTAACGTCAGCCAATGAACCGCTGCTATTTATAATATCAATAAGCTCGCCTCTTATAGATTGTTCATCTAAATTAGGATAATCAGTAGCTAATTTTTCAGCTAATACTTCAATTGAGTCAGCTTTTTTATCAGTAGCCCAACCAGCCTTATCTCCAGTTTCTTGTTTAGGATTACTTACTTTTACTCCTTTAGCTAAAGCCTCTAACGCTACTTCATATTCTGTAGTAGGAGTAAATTTATCTAACGCATCTCTAAACGCCTTTTCTTGCTCAACTTTAATCTTATTATTAGTAACGGTCCCCAATATCTGAGCTTCTACTTGAGTATAACCAGGATTTCTTTTTAGTTTAGTAACTTTCTTACCAGTCTTTTTATCAAACACTTCGTACTCAATAAATTGCTTAACTTCTACGCCTTTCTTAGTAGTTATTTTAGTTATATTGCCATTATCATCATAAGTAACATCGTATTTAGATTCTTTAGGGGTAGTTGGTTTTGTAGTTACTTCTTCGGTAGGTTTAACTTCAATAACCGATGCCTCAGAAGGAGCTTCTTCTTTTTTATAGCCTTCTATAACCTTATCCAATAAAATAGCGTCTGGAACTCCATTTGGAAAATCAGTTTCTATTTTTTTAGCTATACCAATAGCTTCATTTAAGTCATCAAAATACAAGCTATCTTTAGGTAATTCACTTCCTTTTTCGCCTACATTTAAAACATATTTACCTTTATCTCCATATTGATTTTCATTTAATCTATGTTTTTCAGTTTCAAAATAAACATTAGAACCATTACCTAATTGACGTATTGGCTTTATTTCTTCAGCAACCGCTTCTTCGGTAGGAATTGCTTCGACTTGTTTAGAAATAAGCTCTGGGGTTACTTCATAATCAGTATCAATTAAGTCATTTCTTTCTATTTGAGTATCTTTATAGTCGGATTGTAACGATTTAATCAGTTCTTCTTTATTCGGTAAGTCGCCATTATTTATAGCAACTGCCTCTTCCTTAATATCAGCAGCTTTATTATTCAAATCAATAACTTTTCTATAAACATCATCTGGCATGTTACCAACTTTATCAATAGTTTTGGCAGTTATTTCTGAGTTTTTAGCAACTAATTTATTCATTTGTTTGCTAATAACTGATTTTTCAGTATCGGTTAAAACAGAACTTTCTAGTTGTTTTGAAAATTCAATTATTTTTTTAGAGTTTTCATTTAGTATGTTTAAATCAGTAGTGCTTTGATGTGATTTTAAAACAGCTCCAGCAATATGTGGACTTACTTTTAACATTGAGGTTAACGTAAAAGTATCTTTAAGAACAGTTCCAGTATTATCTAATAATCCAACGTCTTTTTTTCCTAAAACATATTTATCGGTAAAGTTTTGCGAAAAATTAGTAAATTCCTCACCAACAATTTCTTTACCCATATCTACAGAATAGTCTTTTGCCCACTCTTTAGCTCTTTCTTTTACGCTTTTAGTTATTAAGTCTTTTTCGTTTTTAATTATAGATTCAAAAACTCTACCACCATTCTTTAAAATAGATAGTGTTGGTATTTCAGATAATATTTCAGTAGAAAAATAAAGCAATGGTACAGACGCCATTTGCAAAGGAGAATAAGTAGCCTTACCTTCTAATACTTCCTTATTCATATTGGCATATTTTTCTCCAGCAGAAGACGTACCAACCGCAGTAAGTCCAATAGCCCCAGTAGAAACAGCTACTAAATTAGGTATTTGACTAGACATTATATCAGAGGCGTAATTAATAAATCCCTCTGGACTCTCAATACTTTCTACTGATTTTCTTAAGTTACTTTGTTCTTCGTCTAATTTTTGATTTATATTTATTATATCTTTTTGAACACCTATATTCTTTTCTTTATCTCCAAATATACCTCCGACAGTAGCTAAATAGTCTAATCCACCTAATGTATTAACGGCTAATTTACGAGCTAATATTCCAGTATTTAAGACAAAATTATTTATATCTCCATATTGTCTTTTGAGCAAGTCAAATTCTTGATTAACAGTTCCTAAATCTTCTTTATTCTTCTGTAAAGCCTCTTGTTTCTTAATGATATTATTAGAAATACCTTTAATTTCAAAACCTAAAGAAAGATAAGAATCGTATAGTTCCTTTGGAAATGGTTGATTATTCTCCTTGTACTTAAGAAGTTCTTTCTCTATGGTATCATATTCTTTTATTTTTTTATTGCCAACAACTTCATAAGCATTTATAATTTTCTCGTCTTTTAAATTACTTTCACTTAAATGCAATGAAGTGTTAGCCCTATTTTGTTTTAATAAATTTTTATCGTTTTCATCAAGATTATCTAAAAATGAATTTAATCTATCTGTTTCAATATATTCTTTTTGCTTATTTTTATATAATTTCTTTGCTTGCTCATCTACTTCAACATCACTAAGTTCTATTTTATTTTTAGCAGCATCGATTCTAACTTGTTTTTTTTCGTCAGATAATGGGTCTAAATCAGCTTTAAACTCCTTTATACCAACTTCATCAGTAAGAGCAGAAACTTCATCAACAGCCTTGTTATATATATTTAAGGAAGCTGCCTTTACATTGTTCCAAATACCAGTAGTAGTCAAAACATCATTTAATCTTTTATCGGCTTCAATACTTGCAGATTCATCGTCTTTAGCGGCTTTAAATTGTTGCTCTAATTCAGATAATTTGGTATTACTGATTCTATCTTGTTCTTTAATCACATTAGATAGCTCATCAGTTTTTCTTAATACTTCATCTTGATTTTCAGGAGTTACTTTTGCAGTAGATAATTCTTTCTGTAACGTAAGTTTTTTATCTATTAACGCAGCAGATTTTGATACTTTAGGAACAGGTTTAGCCTGAAGAGTTTGTTGTTCTTCAGGTGTAAATCCAGTAAATGTTTTCATTTTAGGCGGTCCACCTAAACCATCCGATTCCACAAGAGGTTGATTTTCTTCTGTATCCGATGAAGTATGAGTAGGTTGAGTTTGTGTATGAGAATCCAATTGCCTTTCTTGAACAGTAGGCTCGGAAACTCCTTTTTTTTTTGAGTTAGCAATGTAAAGGTCTATAATTCTTTTTACATCGTTATCACTAGCTCCTTGCTTTTTAGCCCCTTCTATTAAATTTCTTAATTCCTCGTCCATTATTTTTTCTTTGTTTGTTGTCTAAAGTATGCATCTGGGTCAAATCCACCACCTTGAGTATTGTTTCTTATGTAGGTTCTAGCATCTTCAATATCTTTGAAGTTTTCTCCAGTATCTGTATTAGGCATTAAAATTAATTTAGCTAAAAGCTCGTCTCCTTGTAAGTTTTCATACAATCTTACTTTTTTCTCTACAGAACCAGATTGAGTTGACTTATTTGAATCATCAATTTCAGTAGTTGTACTTTCCTTTCCTTTATACGAAGTATAATCTAAAAAGAAAACATCTTTTCCATTTTTATCTTTTTTAAATCCAAAACTATTTATTCTTTCAGTAACGCCAGGAGCGGGTTTTATGACTACATTCTCAACACCTATCTTCTGACCTACAGATTGTCTTTTACCTCCTTTAGTTTCCATTATAAATGCTGGCTTACTAAACACAATTTTTTCAGTAGGTTTTCCTACACTACCTACACCGCTTCTGTCTGGAGCCCACCCATGCCAAGTAGCCTCTTTATCCTGAACCTGAGCCTGAACATATTTCAATCTCTCTCTTAAATATCTTTTAGCAGTTTCTTTAGCCGCAACGTCTTGTTCTTTAGTAAGTACAAAATCTGGATTTCCAGATGAGTTTAGTTTAACAAGTATTTTAGATGGGTCAGCCTTAGCTTCGTCAGGATTTATTGTGACGGAATATCTTTTACCACCTATATCTCCGTAATCAGTCAAAACAGACATTGCTTTTGAAGGGTCGTTCGTGATTCCATTAGCTACATTATTTTCAAATAAATCAAAATCTTTTCTAGCAGTAGCATCATCTATTGTCCAAATACCTCCAGCTCCAACTCTGCCGACTTTTGTAAACGCAGCTATTTCTTTTGCTTGAGCATCTAACTCTTTATCGAGTTGTACTTTTGGTATTAGTAAATTCCTTTCGTTATTTAACCAATTCACGTCAACTACGTCACCAGGTGTTTTACCAGCAATAAACCCTCTACCACTTTTAGGGTCCATTATAATATCTTTATCTTTTAACGAAGCCGCTAAACCAAGTGTTTGAGCTAAATAATCAGATGCAGCAGATAAATTACCAGCATTACTTTCAGATATGTACGAATCATAGGCAGCTTTAGCGTTTTTACCAACAGCATTTATTTGACTAAACGTATCCATTGCATTCTGATTAAACATATTAAAGTCCTTCTGAGAAGCCTTACCTTCACGAACCAATTTAGCATAATCACCAACAGCACCCTTAAAGTTATAAGCAGCGTCAGTTAGCTTTTTATTCATTGCCTCGTCCTTACCAAGAGTAACCTTACTAATAGATGTAAGCGTATCGTTAGTATCTTTCTCTAACTTATCTCTACTAGCTTGACGATTTGCTTCACTATCAATTACCGATTTTTGAACGTCTTGTATAACTGTGTTCCAATCAAATACTGGAGTTGCCTTTACTTCCGCTGGATTGACTATTCCTCTATATTCTGGCATAATTAATATTTTTTAAATCCAGTACTCATTGGAGTAGTTAAAGAACTTGTAAATGAAGGACCAAAATTAGGTTGTTGATTTCCGAATTGTTGTGATTTCCACCAATCAAGATTCGGTGTATTCGATGCTGCTGGAGTTTGAGTATCCATTCCGAACGGAGATATCATTCCAAGACCTTGATTAATCATTCCAACGCCAGCCTGAGCCGCACCTTGTTGTAATCCCAATTCAGTAGCTCTTGCTTCAGCAGCGGTCTTTTGAGCGCCTGCTAATCTTTGAGCTTCTAAATCAGCTAATTCCTTATTCACACCCATAGCAGATTGTGCTTGAGCCGCTTCTAATTTATACAAATCTTGAGCCATTGCATCACGGGTTTGAGCCTCTCCTTCAATTCCAGCAGCAGCAACTTTACCAATACCGCCAGCCAACATCCTGGGGTCACCCTCTTGCAACGCTCCAACTGCTTGACCTACTTGAGCAGTAGTTTCTCTTGCGGCTCTTTGATACGCTTCGGTAGGTACTTGTAATGCACTAAAAAAGTCTTGACTTAATAATCTTTCTTGTTCTTTCGCTGCTGTTTGAGCCGCTCGTTCAGCTGCTTTTTGCATATCAGCTTGTTTACTCGCTTGAACTAAATCAGTAGCTATATTAACCGCTGCCAATCCAGCTGCCGCATAAGGAGTTGCAGCTGACGCTGCTCCAGCTAAACCGCCTAATGCTTGACTACCTCCAGCCCCACCTGCTGTTGTTCCCATATTATATTTTTTTTACGTATTCAACAATAGAAGATGATTTATAATTATTATCTTCAAATAATTTCTTTAAAATAGGATTACCACTTACCGTCATAATAAGGTCGTATCCTATACTTTTCATATATTGCTCTACATTATAAAGCAAAAAATTAAGAGCATTTTTTCTATATTTTTTTTCAGTTTCTTTATTTCCAGTTACAAAACCAATCCAACACCAAGCGGAATCGCTAACATAAACTGGAACTGCATATAAATCAACTCCTTCTGCACTTACCACAAATATTCTATGCGGTAACGATGTCTTATCAAGTATAGGAAATTCCCATTTAATCCACCATTTTACTAATGTTTCATAGTAGGTATCTCTATTTTCTAATCTACATTCGTGCATAATGCAAAGATACTCAATTTAAGGCAAACTTTTGAATATACTACTTCCTATAGAAAACATCTCCACTCTTGAAGTATTGTTATTCTCTAATTCAATCTGCATATAGTATCCACGAACACCATAAGACTCAGCAACTGAATTTTGGAAGTAAAATATAAAGTCTGTAATTAGCGGTACATTACCACCAACGGTATTTATTGTTATTGTTTTATCTCCTTTATTTACTATCTTACCTAATTTTAAAGGAACTCCAGCATTATTCTTATAAGCATCAGCACCAATAGTTATTATACTTCCTAAACTGTAATTAAACGTAACTACTACAGCAGACGGAATGGTACTATTAACTGATATTGGAACTCCTATTCCTTGAGTTGAACGTAAATTTAAGTCTTGAGTATTTTCGTTACTTCTTATGTAAGCAAAATAATCACCCTCCTTTAATTCAAAGTACGTATGGTCAATAGAACCAGTGGATAAATCAGTTAATATACTGCAATCCCAACTATCATCACTATTTAAAGCAATTGTATTAAAATTCTTTACAACTCCTTGCTCTGCATTAAATACAGTTGTTATTTTGGATGGATAATCAGTGCCGTAAAAGTGATTTCTACGTTCATTGGTGTTATGACGATATAAATTACCTTTCTTAAACGAATAAAAATACGAGTTCATACCAATCATATTCTCTGGTATATAAGAGAAAAATGATGTCCAGCCTTGAGCATCGTTACTATATGATAATGTGTTTTCCATTTAGTCTAATGAAATTACTTCAAAATGTATTCTTAAGTTTTGAGTTGCATTTCCAGTTTCTGCTTGTCTATAATAAAACTGAGTAGTGGATATTTTTTTAAAAGAAACTTGAGCTACTTGAGTATCTTCAGAATAAGTTCCTAAACTCTCAACATGCGATCTTACGTAGTAGTTCATAGATGGCATAGATGTTGTTAATGTTATTAAAACACCGTCGCTTACAGTTCCAACAGCACTAGTAATACCTCCGTTTACAACTAATGAGGCTCCATTTGCAATTGGTAAATTAACACCAGTAATATAACCTACATAGTTATTTTGAGTTTTTCCATAATTAAGTAACGCTATTTCTACTTCACGATGTTCAGCAGCTGTGATATTTGATGCGTTAGCTAAATTTGTATTTATTAAATTTAATACTTCTGTATAGTTCATTTTTTTTATAATTTAAAAAGTTGTTTTATAGTCTAATGGTGAGTAATCTAGTACTGAGTAATCAGGCTCTCTATAATCCCACACTAAATATAGGTAATATCCTGAAGTAGCAGTATAAACAAAAGAAGATTCGTATACTCCAGTAGATGGATTTAATGTAGGTGTACAAGTAATTAATAAAGGAGTTATAATATCAGTATCTGACTCAGAATAAAGCGTGTCAGACACTAAGTATTTAAACCTATGAATATATTCATTAAATATAAAATCATCTGTAAAAAGCTTGTTAGATTGCATTTTAACAGTGCTTCCATCAAATGGAATAACTCCAACTGACGGTTGTCCAACTACTGATTCGTAAACAGACACTCCATCAGCCTCAAGTAAAACATAGTCTACGCTATCTACACTACTAGCGCCTCCTAATGACCAATTATAACTATTGTGAATAGTCTTTCCTTCGTCAGATGGAGAATTATATACTATTCTAATTACCTCTATATCCTTTGAATAAGGACATTTGGTAGTTAATACATAAGAAGACTCTTCAAGGCATTCTATTGTGATAGTTATTTTAGTCGGAATTACTAAATCTTTATAAAAGAAAACAGAATTTTGACCCGTAATTGTCTGACTTATAACCTCTACAGAGTTATAATTTACTGTAATATTTGCAGACCCAACTATAAAATCGTAATTAATATATATAAATCCTAAAGTTGTTCCAACTTCTGTGTCGTATGTATAAGTATCAAATACTAATTGTCTAGATATAGAACTATTACATTTGTAAATATCAGGAACAATAGGTTTTGATTTATTATTTGTAGATAAAACATACTCATTCATATATGGATCAAATCCACCTATTTTTTGATTATTAAATGTGTCTTTAAAAGTATCTCTAAACCAATTTTTTAGACCAAAATTAGATATTACCTCTAACTGTTCTCCAGCATAACTTTGAGCTGTAGCTCCAGAACTTCCTTTTAAATTAAGTACAGCATTACGTTTGGCATCAGTAAAAAACACTTCACTTCCACGAGATGCAAAACTCTCTGGATTATTACTAATACCATAATCCTCAACTCTAGCAATCTGAGTACCAAGAACTTCTGGTATAGACGTAATAGCACCACCAGCAGCAGCATCGGAAAGTAAGTTTTTACCTTCTAAAACATAAGATATCTTATCTTCTTGCAATACAAGTAAATCTGTCTTACGAGCAAATAGTTTATTTATTGGTCCAAATGATTGCTCACAGTCCTTCCAATTAGAAAGAGCAAGGTTAAATTCGTTTAGTTTATTTAAATTTGTTTCAGAATTATATACTCCACTATATGTAATTCCAGCATATCTATCTGCTTTTTTATATTCTTCTTGAGACACAGCAGTAACTCTATTTCCTAAATAAAACGGAGCCCCTATAAGTGAATCATTTATTTTATAACTTTCAACTCCATTTCCAAATGTAAAACAGTTAAAGAAGTTCAAATCTACTACTGCTGGACTTATTGATGTTTGATTAGAAACATTCCCAGTATGTAATCCATTAACTATAGCAAAATTATCACTTCCCTCATAGTATATCTCACCATCAGCATCTTCAGCTTCAGTTTCGAATACCAATAATGAAGTAGCTCTTTGAATAGTAATATCGCAAGAAATCCTAGATTTAGGAGATTTAATAGAGCTACCTCCCCAACCAAGTATATTTAGAACAACACCTACTGTACCTGTACCTATAGGTACAAGAGAGGCGTCATTAGAGCAGTTTGGAGTACCACTTTTACATACTAAAAATAATGAATCTGTAGTATCGTCTTTAAAAAATTGATATTGATTTGTATTTCGTATCCCTGTTATTGATTGAGAAACATTCCAATCCCCTAGAATAGGATTAAATACATTATCATTTTCAAAAGCTCCAGTCTCTACACCAGCAGTTAAGTCGATATTTTGTCCTGTAACAAAATCATACATATCTATATAATCGTTAGAAGCTATATATGTATTTTCTAATAAATAATCTTTTGAAGAACATTCAACTCCAGAATATCTATACACTCTAAGTTTAATATTTATAATACTTCCAGCAGGTATAGTATATATTATATTCGGTAAACTCCCTGGTTCGTCAGGATAATTTTCGTTTGGTACGTGGCAAGGATATGCTATTTGAGTATAATCACCAGAGGAAGATACGTTTCCATTATCTATAAATGAATTTTTTTGATATTCAGCGGCAAAGTTAGAAGGCTTTAACTTCATATATAAACCAGCTGGTTCAATTATGTCGTCACCATTCTCATCTTTATTGTCAATAATAAAATCTTTAGATTTAGATTCTAGAGCTAATACCTTGGTTTTTATTAATTCATTAATAACACCACTTGTATCAGCCTTTACTATTAAAGTATCGTTATCCTTAACCTTGCTTCTATTATCTCCGTCTAATTTAAACCAAGTAAAACCGCTATCCTCAATAAAGAAAGAGTTGGTATATATGGTTTGATATAATGTTTTGGATGGCTTTACTACAAATTTATACCTAGTTGCCCAAGATGGCGGGTTGTGATTAATGGTCGCTCTTATAGAGCTTTTTTTATCAGAATTGTTTGCTGGTATAAATATTGTATTATTTGTATTGACTAACGCAGTAGAACTTCTATTATACTTATCCATATAAACCATAGCAACTTCATAATCTCTATTACTATGCAGACTTCTTTTTGCCCCAGTTAAAGAAAACGTAGAACGAGTATTTGAGTTTAAAAAGTATTCATAAGCAAATAAAAATATTCCAGGATTTAATGGGTCTTCAATAGTAAATTCTACTGCTGGAACTTGTATACTTAATACACTACCAGAAGTAGTTATTTTAAACCCGCCATCAAGTCCTACTATACCACTTCCTACTTCACTCCATCCAATTTCAGAAACTATAGAGCAATTAAATAAATCTGTTACTGAAAATCCAGAACACGCGCTTGAATATATGTTATGTGAGTATATGGCGTCTATAAATTCCTGACTTGTAGCTAAATCATTTACACTTGCATAATCTCTTTGAAAACTAAATACAAATTCATTAGAAAAATTATTTAAAGGAGGGGTATCTGCTACATACAAAGAACTACCTCCAAAAGCAGAATGTGTTAAATTAAATGATATTGTTAAAAAAGAACCATTAGACAGCTCTATTCCAGTTAAGTCCACATCTAGTTTAGAGTTTTCTATATACCTCGCATCAGTATTGTCTATGGTGTACTCAGCACCGTATGAATAATTAATAGGATTAACTTTATACGCAATATCTTCAGTTATTAAATTCAGCGTATAATATAATGGCTCATCAATATTGTAACCATCAACATAGTTACCATAAATTAGCCTATTACCCATCATAGTCTGAGACTTTGCGGTTATTGGAACATTATCGTATAGTCTAAGCAACTCACTTTGCGTGAGTGTTGTATATATTTTTCTATTATTAAATGATATTGTTTGAATTGCGTTATCGAACCATCCTTGCTCTGATTTTTTATATCTTTCAATTACATTTATAATATTAGAATCAGATAGCTTGAAACATAAATCAACGCCAATTACGTGTTTATTACCAGTATTAAATGAAATATTGACAGAATTAAATATATTCTGCATTGCTTTATTATCAAATGTAGAATAATCAATTTCAAAATTTCCTGGTTCAAATGATATTTCGCTAAATTGAGATAAGGCACTATATTCATTATCTTTGTACTTGTATCTATACGCAAAAGATATGAATCTTTCTGTCATATAATTCTCTTCTCCAGGTTGATTGTAAAGCTGTAATGAAGGAGCCTCCAATGGGGGAGCTACAATAACAGAGATATCATCTTCGGTTATTTTGTCAATAGAATATACAGGTTGTGGATAGCTCCTAGTTACATTTATTTTTCTTGGTGGATTTAAATTATCCGTCCAAAATAATAAGTCATCAACCTTATTTATACCATTTATAAGGTAATCTACACTGAAATTTAAAATAGAAGTAGATACTATGTGATAAATAATTACACCGTTATTAGTATTGTAAGATAAAATCATATCTACATTATCAGGATCGCATATAAACCAATATAATGTTTCATTAGACCCATCGTCAAACGACCCAATACATCTAGCGTTTTCACTTAATACATCTCCTTCATATCTAATATCGGTAAGCTTAGTATTGCCCTTTGAATTTTCTAATGCTCCAACGCTGTTTTCTTCGCTTGAGCCAATTCTAATATTTAATGCGTCAATATATTGACTAGGAGGTATAACCCTCTCGTCAAAATCTTTATTCATTTTACCAGCTAAGAAGTTTACTTCAACGTTTGCCATACTATTTTATCCATTTGTCTTTGCCTCTCAGATTCATTAATAATCTTCCTGGATGCATATTACTCAATCTTATTTTTGCGTTTCTTAAAAGGGCTGTTTTGTCCTTCTTAGCACGTTGTACGACATATTCTTGAACTCCTTGCTTATTGTTTAGTATAGCGTACTTGATATACGAATACATAAACTCCTCAGCAAGTTTATTTACTTGAACTTCAGCATCGTCTCCACCTTCCATTCCATCAGAAATATACTCTAAAATACATAATTCACCACTCATTCCAGAGCTGAAATTAATTACTCCAGATTGTTTGTCAATTCTATAAGTAGGATTTGAATTTGCAGTTTCTGTATTTAAACCAAAACGAGCACCAAAGTTATAATCAAAATACCATCTACCATCTACATTATAACCTTCTCTACCTGAGAATTTTCCTTCACCTAAATAAATAGTCTTTAATGCGTTATTAATTCTATCGTGGTCTAATATAGACGTTCCTTCTAATACATCGCCATTTTGGTCAAATAATACTCTACAGTTATTATCTTGTAAATAACTATTACTATAATTCGCTTGTATATTTTCTGAAAGAGGTCTAAGTATTCCGTTTTTAAACAAAGATATCCTAACATAATTCACGTAGTTATTTGGCAGAATAAATTTTAAATCGTCTCCAATACTTATTTCAAGTATCTTTATCTCTTTTAATGCGTCATAGTTTATTTCTTGAATACCACGTTTTGCATGGAACAATACATTATATTTACTAACGTTGTTTATTAGTTTATCGTTTCCAACATACGTTAACATAAAATTATTTACTAAATCAGATAACGAAACGTATTGATAAGAACCCCAATTCTCACTTTCGGGATTAGTTCCAGAATTTTCATAGTATTGATAACCAGTTAAGTAAGCCATATTATCCTTCTATTTGTTTATTAGCAGTTTCTTGAGAAGTACCGAATGAATATACATCAGCCTCTCTAATAGATATTCCTGCATACTGTAATATTTTAGAAATTAAAGAAACCTCATCAAAAGCTGGTATTTCAAAGTCTTGATACAATGGGTCTGATTGATTAAATAAAGGAGAACCTTGACCAGGACCTAATTCAAAATACGTCCACTTAGGGTCTTTCGGCATCCTAACATACTGAGCTTTTACCAACGAATCAATAGTATCAGGATATACAGTCAACGATGCGGATTCCATAGCATAAACTGGAAACATTATTGACGGACTTGTAAGGTTTGAAGATAGTAAGTAAAGTAATTTATCTTGAGTAACCCTATCTATTTCTTTTACACCATTGTATCTAATTGAATTTAGATAATAATAATCAGCAGGTAAATCAAATGTACCTGATGGAATATCATAAACCAATGTAGCAGTAGTTGAAAAGCTATCAATTACTTCTTCTAAATGCTTTACTACATCAGAATATCCACTACCAGACTGTCTAGCGTTTTGCTTAACTATCCAACTATTATATTGGTAAAAATAGTTCTCAAATATATCTAACTGTGCTTGTTTAGCATATAAGTTAAAATCATCAGGCGTAATATACCCAAAATTATTCTTATTAACTATTGACAACACAGCGTTTCTAACCGAATTTATCATTTATAAAACTTTTTACAAAGATAGTGAAAAAATATGTTGTACATTTGTGGTCTAAAAATTAATTATTGGCAGCAAACCGTAAAAAGTGCCAATACTATATAAATAAAAAAGGGAGTGTTTAGCTCCCTTCTTAGTTTAATTAACGTGATTCTCTAATAGTCGTAGGACCTCGATTCCCTCATCGGTCTGAAGATACGACGCTAATATGTAAATATGATTTTCTCCGAATGGTACGGTAAGAACTTTCTTTTTATTAGAAGGTAAGTTAAAATAAATATCTCTACCTTTATTTTTTAATCTAAGCAAATCGTGTTCAAAGAATTTAGCACAAGTATTTTGAAGTTGAAGCATTGGGTCGTTCAGCATCTCTAAAAACTGCATTGGATTTCTTCTTGCATACACAAAAACATCACGCTTTAATTCAGCAGTCGACATTTTCTCGATTTTAGATCCAAGTAATACACGAGCTACTGCTTCAAGTAAGTCTAAACTTAAATCTCTCGCTGCAATCTGTGCGTCTAATTCACTTGATAATTTCTCTACATCTTCATTCGCATCTTTCTCAGTATTTACTTCTTCAAAAATACTACCGTTTGCTGGGTGAATTTCTAAAAAGTATTGTAAAACTGGGTTATTTCTTGGAACGCTTAATGCTCCATCTACAAAAATAATAGGCTCTAAAATAGCATTTCCATCTTGCTCGTCCTCGAATGGACTTTTTTGATTTCTTGCGTATCTTAACGCTCTTTGTGATTTTCCGTCAAAGTGCAAAAGTGTTGCTCTATGAGTGTTTCTTGATGCCAACATATAAGTAAGTGGCGTGTTTT